TAATATGGATGAGTAGGCGGGAATCGAACCCGCTCATAGAGGATTTGCAGTCCCCGGCGTTCCCATCTCGCCCCTACCCATTAAACGATGTGTTTCTTTGATAAAGCCACTCCGTTAATGCCTGTTATTTCCATTCTTCCATCATCATAAATTAGCATTTGCGCTGTCAATCTCTTGAATGTTTTCACCTTGTCAAATTGTTTCTCGGGAAGATCAATGGCGCTAATCTTAGCGCCATCATGTGTGGAATTTCGATCAAACACGAATTCTATTTTCTTGGGCCATACATCATTGGCATCGTAAACCGTATTGGCTTGGGCGTCTTTGAGTTGCTGAATCTCTCGGTAAGTCGCGGATGACATGGTATTTCCTCTAGTAAATGGTCCTTGGAGGCGGACTCGAACCGCCGCAGGCCGAAGCCAACGCGTTTACAGCGCGCCCCCTTTGCCACTCGGGGCACCCAAGGTACGTTGTGTATTGTAGAGGATATTTGCGCTAGATCAAGGACGTTTTTTAGATGGCTATCATCTTTTTTATTTGAGATCTAGAAATTCTACCCCCCAAATATGAGTTATAGTATTCATTAGGAAGTAATAATGCATTGCGAATGATTTGCTCTTTTAATTCCAAATAATTCATCTCGGCTTTCCCATAGCAAAAATAAAGGATCTCGCGTTGAAAGAATTCTTCTCCATGCTTCTTCACGTCTTCTTGCAATTCCTTATTCGATCCAAAATATCGCTCCCAATCCGAGGTTACGTATTTGATTTTATCTCTCTTACCCTTGGCCTTCTTACGTGTCTTGAATTGAAATTTCTTCTGGCCAACATACTTTTTTTGAACAATGGTATTTGTAATGAGATACACGAACCCGATACAATTCGGATCAATGCTTTCTTGTGTTACAGGATTTGTCTTATAATACCACGTCATCCTCTATTTAGATATTGATCTAGAAGCCTGAGTGTGCTAGAGATCATTTGATAAGATGTATCTCCTTATGTTCCAACCGTCCGTCCAGTGCTATGATGACGCCCAATCATAACTTATAGCCGTGTGATGTGCGGAAAGACAACGTTCCTATCTTCTTTAGTAGAGATGCAAGACCGTGGGCCGCTTGTAATGGAAAAAGAAGACACACAGTATGGCCGCGAAGGCGGGTTCAGATACATCTTATCACCTTAAGGAGAGGAACTGATGTCAGATTCTAGCGTTATCGAAATGCTGAACAAGAATAAAATTCCCGAAGGATTTCATATTGCAGGGTATCAATATCTTGATACAATTCTTTGGATTGTGAAACGAGAAGAAGGATGGGCCGTCTTTGATGGTTATAATTGCCTCGGTAAAACAGGCAAATGGAAGCATGAGAAAAGGCCATCCGAAAGGACACCTAATTGGCTGAAGGAAACCAGATGGGATAATCTTTCCGATGCATTCAGCGCCGCCAAGAAGGCCTATGATGATAGTCCGAAATCTTTCCGATGAAAAAGGGGGCTCACAGCCCCCTTTTTTGTCAACAAAATTATTGATTTATGCGATTAGCATTGACGGATCTATTTAGGAATTCTTACATTTGCCGTTGTCATCGCGGCCTCAACAACCTTGGCAATGTCAATCCCCGCCTTTGAAAGCGACATATGTTTAGCCGGATCGATGGCCACCGAGACCTTATCGGTTACAGGAACAACTGTTCTCGCGCCGTTCGCAATTGAGTTTGATGAATCTGTTAAATTGATTGTCATGTTATTAGCACTATCCACGCTAACATTTGCGGTGACAATAGGAGGCATTGGATCAAGCGTCGTTACCACAATCGGAACCGAGGTATTGGAATTCGAATCCACGACGTTTACTTGCACGGGGGCCGGGGGATTTGGAGGAACAACATTCATGATTGGCCCGGGGCCGGGGCTCGGCAGAACAACATTAGCCGTTGGGGCCGTATTTACGATGGCTACGGGGGCGTTATTTGCCACGATAGCAGGGGTATCATTCGCTTGAAAATTAGGGGCATAATTGCCATCCCGATTGAAGATAACCGCCTTCTTAAGGATGATAGCCATGACACCATCAGTTGTAGTAATAGTATCGATAATGATATTATCGGCAAGGCGCATAAATTTCGAAAATGTCGCGGGGTTTGTAACCAAGGCAAATACCGGAGACGTATTCGGCACCGTGCGCGTTCCCGCAACAGATAGAACGCCATTCGCGATGTTTACGGAAATATCTGAAGGCTTGTAGCCCGGGACATACATTTCCACAAGGTATTTCGTATCATCAACCTTGAAGATATTGTGAGGAGGAAAATGCGTCGGATCAAAAACTTCTTGATTCAATTCTGCATTGGTTGCCCTGAGTTCGGCATCAAGATCGCTGAATCCAACAAAAATTGAGGTTGGATCTTTATCAAATGTGTATTGAAAACCCATCGTTTTAACCTTTTCTTTAACATATTTACGAATAACAGGAATGTATTTTAACATTGTTGATTCCTTTTGTCTTATTCGTTTATTTATATATCTTCATCCTCCCCAGATTCATCCGCCTCAACGTCATCATCGGCAAGAGCCGTGCCGCAAAAGACGCAATATGTCGGTTCAACCCGATCATCCAAAAGCGTTATCGTGAATGTTTCGAAACACGCTTGACAGTTTATCGTTTTCTTAATCAAAGCTTGAATCCCTTAAAAGTGTCTTCCGTCACGTCCATGTTGACGGTTCCGGTTTGGTATGACGTTATTTCCGTTTCTTGAGGAGCCACTTGGACATCCGAACCCGCAATCCAAGCGTTTGTCCAGGGCAGAGGATTGATCTTGGTATTGAAAGAATGCTCAACACCAACGGCCGTCATTCTCTTCCCCGCGATGTATTCAATATACTCCGAAAGTAATTGTTCGTTGAGGCCAATGATCGAACCATCCTTGAAGATGTACTTAGCCCATGCCTTCTCTTGTTCCACGGCAGACATGTACATCGCCTTGACTTGATCCTTAGTCTCTTCGGCAATATTCTTGAAATCTGGATCGTCATCGGGAAGGATCTTAAGAAGCTGTTGGGTTCCGGCAAGATGAAGGTTTTCATCCTTGCAGATTAGCTTGATGATCTTCGCATTGCCTTCCATCTTCTTGTTCTCGGCAAAGGACCAAGAGCAAGCAAAGGATGCGTAGAAACGAATACCCTCAAGAATATTGACCGAGCACAAAGCAAGCCAAATTGCTTTCTTCTTTTCCATAGAATGTCTGTTTTCTGAAGCGATAAAATAATGTTCATCGTGCGTCATTCCAATCAAAGTGTCATAGCATTCCGAAATATCTTTCGCGCAATCAACGATCTCTTGAATGTCCATAATGCCATCAAAAATGGCGGATGGATCGGCATAGACGTTTCGGATAATGTGTGTGTAAGATTGGGAATGAATCGTCTCGGAGAATGCCCAAGTCTGAATCCAGACTTCTAATTCCGAGTTTGAAACAATTGGTAGAAACGCCAATGAAGGACTACGGCCTTGGACCGAATCCAGAATAATTTGCCTCTTAAGATTTGAAGTAAAGATATGCTGTTCATGCGCGCTTAGATCTTTAAAATCCCGTTGATCCTTGGTTAGAGAGACTTCCGAGGGTTGCCAAAAGTATGACAATTGCCGTTCTGTCAACTTCCATAGGAATGGATATTTAGGATTATCATACCTTGCGACATCAACCGGCTCATCCAAAAAAAGCTTCTTGGTTGAAGGGGATTTGTCGTTTTTTTGGAATACCGAGATCATTGATTAACGATGTCCTTTGTGATGGCGAGATAGTCAATCTTTGACTTGGGCTCTTCGGGTATATTAAAATCAATGGTATAGGTTACGACGTAATTTTCAATTGGCTTTTGGGGCAGAAAACTAATGGTCCCATCCCCATGATCGGTATAATCAAGAACATAATTACCTATCTTCAATTGTTCCATGAGATGAGCCTTTGAAAAATATTGTCTCACGATTTTACTCCACGTCTCTAGGATTTTTGGAGTCTCGTTATCTCGTGCAGAATTCACGGGTTATCTCCAGATAATCGATCTTCGCTTTGGGGATTTCTTTTTCTTGCATCGTATATATGAAATACCATTTATCGTCTTTGGGGGACTTTACGGCAGGAACATACATGCAAACCGAGAAATTTTTTGGAATTGCCTCGAATAAGGGAGTCAATTGAACAAAGACATCGGCAGTCTTTAACAATTCGAAATGGGCAATCCCCGGCTTATATT